ACTGTTCGTTCACACTTCACTCGTACAGCTTCTGCAACTAGTATCTCCGAGTCAATGACTATTCCTCAGGGAACAGATCAGACCGTTGATACTAAGACAATGACTATCGATAATGCTCGCGCAGTTCAGATTCCTTGGACTGGTGAGGATATGAAACATGTTAATAATGGTTCAGGCTTCGAGACTATCTATGGAGATCAGATTGCACAGGCTATGCGTACTCTGACTAACGAGATTGAAGAGGATCTGTGGCAAGCAGCTTATCAGGGTGCTTCACGCGCTGTTGGTACTGCAGGCACTACCCCATTCGCTTCTAACTTTGATCTGATTGCAGATGCTCGTCAGGTTATCGCTGACAATGGCGGCGTAACCAACGACGGTCGTTTGAGTCTTGTACTTAATACTGCTGCAGGTACCAAGCTCCGTAATCTGGCACAACTCCAGAAGGCTAATGAGTCTGGCGGTTCTCAGCTTCTTCGTCAAGGCACATTGCTTGATCTTCAGGGCTGTATGCTTAAAGAGTCTGGCAAGATTGCAGTTCATACCGCTGTCGGTTCTGATGACCACGTTGTTAATGGCGCAGTTGCACTGAACGGTACTACCATCACAGTAGACGGGGTTCAGACTACTGACGGTACTGCTGGTGATATCTTGCAATTCAGTGGAGACACTACTCGCAACTATATCCTGCATACTCACGCAGCTTCAGCAACCATGACTATCGGTACTCCTGGTGCTCAGGTAGCTATTGCAGACAATGAGACTATTGCGGTGGGTGCTAGCTACACTCCAAACGTACTATTCCATCAGTCAGCTGTAGAGCTTGCGATTCGTGCGCCAGCCACTCCAGACGGTGATGCTGCTAGCGATATGATGATGGTGCAAGATCCTCATTCTGGTCTGATCTTCGAAATCCGTGTTTATAAGGGATATCGTAAGCAGATGGTTGAGGTTGCTGCAGCTTGGGGCGTTAAGGCTTGGAAGCCTGACAACATCGCTCTTATCATGGGTTAACTCCTCCTCTCCTCCCTTCGGGGAGGAGCTTTTTAAGAGACAGGGGATTACACATGGCATTAGATGCAACAATCGCAGGAGCAAGCGCAGATAGTTATATAAGCGTAGCTGATGCTGATACCTATCACGGCACCAATCTGAATGTTACTGATTGGACGGGAGCTTCTAACGACAGTAAAGAGCGATCTCTCAAGATGGCTACCCGTTTGCTTGATGAGCGTATCGATTGGATCGGCTCTAAGAATACCGATGCACAAGCATTAAGATGGCCGAGAGCGGCTGTGGCAACTCCAGATGGTTATGCGATAGAGACCACAGAGATTCCAACAGCAGTCACAAATGCCACTGCAGAATTTGCTAAGTATTTAATTGCTAGCGATAGAACTGACGATGCGGAGGGAAAGGGTTTGATAGAGGCTTCTATTGGTTCGATAGAAGTAGCTTTTAATAAGGCAGATACGAAAGGAGTCTTACCTAGTATTGTTCAGGAGATGCTCAGAGGTTGGGGGATAGTTCATGAACGAGGTAGATTTGGCTCAGTATCTACAGTAAGAACCTAATGGGGCTTCAAACTACAATTCAAAATGCAGCAGCTAGTGCAAAGTCTGCCACATTGAACCTGTGGTCAGATGTTACATTTAAGGCTATTGCTAAGAGTTCCTATGATACTGCTACAGGAGCAGTGACTAATACAATAACAAGTTCATCTATTAAGAGCTTGATTGAAGAGTATACAGAATCTCAGGTAGACGGGGAAAACGTGAAGATCTCTGACTTGAAGGCGACGATCTTACAAACAGATCTATCCGGTACCCCAGATACAACGGATATTTTAACATATAGCAGTAAAGACTATGATATAATCAAGGTCAAGCAGGATCCAGCTAATGCTATTTGGGAGTTGCAGTTAAGATGCCGTTAAATTTACGAATAAACATGAATCAACTGGAAAAAGACATAGAGCAAAGAGCGGCTAAGATTACTCAACGGACTTCTGAAAAACTATTTAAGAAAATCGTAACTAGAAATCCCATAGACACAGGATTCAGTAGTAGAAATTGGAACATGACCTTAGATGAGGCAGATACCTCAGTTAGGGGAGACAGGGAACAAGGAATTATACCCACCTTTCCTCGAAATGAGGTTGGGGAGTTGAAGAATTTAGCGAAAAAGATTTATCTTGCCAATGGAGTAAACTATATAAGGGATCTGGAATACGGATCTGCTTCTAGGCAAGCCCCGAATGGTTTTGTGCTATTGTCCGTGGCAGAGGTGATAAGTAGTGAGTCTTGATGGCGATAGACAAGTTGTAGAGGAATTATTGGAAGACAACTGGTCTACAACGGATATTGCTTGGGACGGAGTAGAATATAGTCCCACTCCTGGTACATCCTGGGTTAGGCTTACTGTCCTTCCTGGAGAAGATCAGTTCTTAACCTTAGATAATTACAGACAAGTAGGACTGGTTATTATTCAGATTTTTACTCCTGAAAATCAAGGTTCCACGACTGCCAGAGGCTATGCTGATACTATTACTGGTATTTTTAGAAATGTTAAGCAGAGTGGGGTTTTATTTAGAATGCCCACTACCAGTAGACACGGGATATCCGAGGGGTGGTATCAGATGAATATTTCAATTCCATATTGGAGAGAGGCAAGCTTATGAAAAGAGTTAAGGTATATAGAGATGGGACTGATCCTATTGAAGTTTGGGAAGATCGGGTTCCAAAATATTTAGAGAATGGCTGGAGCGAAACTCCTGCTAAACAATCCGTTAAACGATCTAAGAAAGAAGAGGTAAAGAAAGATGGCTAATCATACTGGATCTGAAGGATCCGTTAAAGTTGGGGCGAATGCAATTGCTGAGGTTCGTAACTGGTCTCTAGAAGAGGCTTCAGATACAATTGAAGATACCACCATGGGGGATACTGCTCGTACATATCAAGCAGGTCTAACTAACTGGAGTGGTTCAGTTGATGCATATTGGGATGAGACAGATACAGATGGACAAGGAGCTATGACAAATGGAGCTTCCATTACCTTGAATCTGTATCCTGAAGGAAGTACAACCGGCGATACCTACTATACAGGTACTGCGCTTATTACTGGTATTTCTCGTAGTGCTTCTTTAGATGGATTGGTAGAAGCTTCAGTTTCTTTTCAGGGAACCGGGGCAATATCACAATCTACTGTATCATAGACTATAATTTAATTAACATATAATTCGGAGAATTTATGAACGTACTTGAAAACATGGTGGGACACTTTGAAGATCAAGCCATTGCAGAGGTAGAAGTTCCTGAATGGGGAACAGAAGAAGAACCTCTTGTAATTTATTTCAAACCTTTTACCCTAGCCGAACAAAAAAGGCTTTATTCAATGGCAAAAGATGATAATATGGAGATGTTAGCATATACACTCATCCTGAAAGCTTTGAATAAGGAAGGAGAAAAGCTATTTGGAATGGGGGATAAAATGACCTTGATGAATCAGGTTGATCCCTACGTTCTTGCCCGAGTTGTTAACTCTATTACAGCAAGTTCCGCAGTAGAGGACCATTTGGGAAACTAAAAAGCAACTCTACGAGAAGGTTTGTTGTAGAGTTAGCTGAACATTTGCACAAAACCATTGAGGAAGTTGAGCAAATAACAGTTACAGAGTTAAATGAATGGGCTGCATACTTTGAGTTAAAGAGACAAGAAGATAAGCATGGCTGAAGATATTTCGATTAAGGTTCTAATAGATCCTACCAACGCTTTAGCTGGTATTCATAAGTTGCGTACTGCAATGAATGGAGTTTCAAGTTCTGCAACAAAAGCTTCTCAAGGCGGAATTAAAAAGTTTGAGAAGAGTACTAAAAAGCTTGGAGATGTAAATCAACGCGTAGCTCAGGGCATGAAGGAGCTTTCTGCTTCCATCGCTGCTATCCAAGGCCCTCTTGGTCCTGTTGCGGGTAGGATTACTACACTTTCTGAGATTATTAAACGTCTGGGTATTGTTCAAGCAGGAGTAATCGTTTCCAGTGCTGTATTCGTAACCAGTCTTAAAAACATCATAACTGTAGGAGCTGAAGCGGGGGTAGAGATGAATACCCTACGTGGTATCCTTAGAGCTACAGGTAAAGATGCAGCCTTGTCTGCCGAACAGGTAAATCTGATGGCTGAACGATTGGGAGAAGCCACCCTAACCAATGCTTCTGAAGCAAGAAAAACAGCAGGTCTTCTTCTTACCTTTAGAAATGTAAACGAGAAAAACCTAGAGGGAATTCTGGGACTTACTCAGGATGTTGCAGCCCTAGGATTTGGTTCCATGAGTACTGCCGCTAGAGCTCTTGGTAAAGCCTTGGATGATCCACAAAATGGATTAGATAGTCTTCGTCGTTTAGGAGTTATGTTTACTGAATCTCAGAAGCTGCAAATCCAAGCTTGGGCAGCATCTGGTCAAGAAGCTAAGGCATATACTGCGGTTCTTAAGATTGTACAGGATAGAATTGGGGGAGTTGCTGAGGATATGGAACAGGGACTGTCCTTTCAGCTCGATTCTTTAGGAGAAGCCTGGACTAATCTTCGGGTTACTGTATTCGAATTTTTACAGCAGAATACTAGTCTTATGGATAGTTTATCAGCTGTTCTTGTAGGATTAACCAATTTTCTTAAAAATACAAGGGATGCAGTTCGAGGGGCCAAGGAATTTGTGATTGTTAATGAAAAATTAAAAAGAATTATCCTTGCTGTAGGAGCAGCTTTAGCTACTACCTTTGGTGCTGTTAAAATAATAGCTCTTGTAAAGAGGATTGGTAAGTTAAAGGTAGCCCTCATAGGATTGGGAAAAGCTTTTATGCGACCTATGTTTGCAGCTTTTGCCATTGGAACTGCTATAGCTGTAGTGTTAGAAAAACTAGGGAGACTAGAAGGGGTTCTTAATGACATAGAGGAAAGTGCAGGAAAAATGCTAGATCCCCTGGAACCTATACTGAGAAGAGTAGGAGATAAGTTTGCTGCTTTATTTAAAAGGATTGAAAAAGATGCAGCTGCCTTTGATCCTTTCGATATCCCATTCGATACAAGCATGGATAAAGTAGAAAGGTTTACCCTTGGTTTTAAAAACCAGATCAATGCAATGACAATTAGTGCTAAAGATAGCTTCCGAGAATTGGGAGAGAATATAGCAAAAATCTTTGGTCCAGGTGGAAAATTTGAGGACGATCTTACTAATGCTATTGTAGAGATGAAATCCTTTAGGGATGTTATGAATAGCATTTCCAAGCAAATTGCAGCAGATATCACTAGAACGTTTATATCTAGACCTCTTTCTGCTGGAATAAGCGGGATAATAAAGGATTTATTACCTGGAGCAACTGCGGATATAATTCCTGAATTTAGTCCTACTCCTGCAGGGGTAGAAGTAGGGATGCCACTAGAAACAAGAGCAAAAGGAGGCCCAGTAACAGGAGGCAAATCCTATCTAGTAGGAGAAAGAGGTCCAGAGGTTTATACCCCATCTTCTTCTGGCAGGATTACTCCGAATGATAAACTCGGAGGATCTCAAACAGCAAATATCACATTCAACGTTCAGGCATTTGATAGCCAATCATTCCAAGCTGGAATGGCTCAAAACAGGGCTACAATTCTTGGGGTTGTGCGTGAAGCATTTAATAGAAATGGTCAGGCGGTAGCGATATGAGCGGCACTTTCCCATCAAGCCCTGTTGCATCATCTATCAAGATTACCGGAGTTTCGCCAACCCTTGTTAGCGTAACCCATTCCCTCAAGAGGCAGGCAAGAAGCAGAGGGGGGCAGAGATGGGCAATTGAGGCCAATTATCCTCCTATGAGCAGGAGCGATTTTGCTCCGGTATGGGCATTTGCTCATTCTCAACAGGGACAGTATGAAACCTTTACCTATACCCCTCCTGTATATGGCAACAGCAGCGGCACGGCGAGCGGTACACTGCTTGTAAACAATGTCGCGGGCTATGCGGCAGGTACTTCTACAATCGCCTCAGATGGGCTTACAGGCACTCTCAAAGCGGGTGATTTTATTAAGTTCGCTGGGCATGACAAGGTATATATGCTTACTGCTGATGGTTCCACCTCTCTTGCCATTGAGCCGCCCCTTACCGCAGCGGTGGTAAACAATGAGGCGGTGACCTATAACGCAGTTCCATTCACTGTTGCTTTTACTGCTGATGCTCAGGAGATGAGCGTTGGAACGGATGGTTTTGTTAGCTATCAGATCAAGCTGGCAGAGATTGTTTGATGGATCGCTCCAGTTCTTCTGCATTTCAAACAGAAGTAGCTAAACTGCAGAATCGTCCTGCTCATCTAGTTGAGGTGATCTTCGATGACGAAACGGTTTACATGACGGATGCTTACAAGTCCATCACCTATAGCGGCAATGAATATCTGGCAGTAGGGAACTTCATGGGCTTCTCTGATATTGAGGAAGCAGCAGAGGTGATTGTATCCAGCGTGACTCTATCTCTTGGCGGCATTGATCAGGCATGGATAAGCAGAGTTCTCACGAAAGATTATATAGATCGGGTGGTGAAGATTTATACTGCTTTTCTTGACGACTCTCAGGCATTGGTTGTAGATCCTGTTCTGATCTTTGAGGGGCGAATGGATCAGCCTGTTATTGCAGAAGATCCAGATGCAGGCACAAGCTCTGTATCAGTTCGTGCTACAAATGCGTGGGTAGATTTCACCCGCAAAACGGGCAGGCACACCAACCACGAAGAGACACAGATTCATTTCCCCGGTGACAAGGGCTTTGAGTTTGCCAGTGAGATTGTTAAAGATGTTATCTGGGGGCGTCCATCGTGAATGGGGATAAGGAAGTGGCTTTGCATGACTACATTCAGTCTCAAATGGGAAAGCCATTTGAGTATGGAGTGTATGATTGCGCTCTTTTCTCAGCGGGTGCTATTGATGTAATTGCAGATTCCTCTATTCGTGATGAACTAACTGGATTATGGAACGATAAAAAATCAGCTATTGCTTATGAGAAGGAGCATGGCATAGAGGATTATCTGAAAGAACGATTCAGCTCTATAGATGAAAGCCATATCCAAACGGGTGATGTTATCCTTATTGATATGAAGGGCTGGATATCTACTTCCATCTGTATAGGTTCAAAGATTGCTTTTCTAATGGATAAGGGTATACAGATACAGCCAATAGGATCTCTGCCTATCAAGGGAGTTTATCGTGTATAAGGGTTCCCCAATACATGGATTTAATCCTGATTATCAGAAAAAGGAAGCGCCTGTAGTAGCTGCGGTTGCAGGGGCATGGGCTTCCAGTACGGTAGCCACATATCTAGCGACCACGTCATTAGCTGGCACTTTTATGGCAACTGCATTAAGTTCAATTGCAGGGGCAATTGTATCTAGTGTAGTTTCTGGCGCACTTGCAGATGAGCCAGAGCCTATGGCTGATACAGCTAGGGGAATAACCCTCAACAAATCTGCCAATGATGCTCCTATCCCAGTTGTTTATGGACAGAGAAAGGTCGGTGGAACTAGGGTTCTGATGGACGTTACTGGTTCTGATAACGAGTATCTCCATATCGTACTGGCTACCTCAGAGGGTGAGATTGATTCCTTCGAGAATGTTTATTTCAATGATGTTCTATCCACAGATTCCCGCTTCTCCGGGGTATTAGATGTATATACCCATACGGGTAGCACTACTCAAGCAGCAGACTCCAACCTAGTTTCAGATGTAACGGAATGGACATCATCGCATCAGCTCAAAGGCACTTCCTATATCTACGCCAAGATGAAATATGATCAGGATGCCTATCCTGCTGGTATCCCTACAATCACTGCTGATGTGAAGGGTGCAAAGGTATATGACCCTCGAACCTCTACAACCGCATGGAGTAACAACCCAGTTCTATGTATAAGGGATTACCTGACCAATACCCGGTACGGAAGAGGCATTGCTGCAAGCCTGATTGATGATACCGCCTTCAACGCAGCAGCTAATTACTGTGAAGAGGACGTAACTATTGGGGGTGTTACAAAGGATCGTTATACCTGCAATGGCGTGGTGGATACCTCCAGAGGTTCAATGGATGTTCTTAAACGGCTCCTAACGGCCTGTAGAGGATTCCTTGTGTTCTCAGGGGGGAAATACAAACTCATTATTGATAAGCCTGAAACAGCCGCCTTTACCTTTGATGAGGATAATATTGTTGGTGGTTGGAGTATCAAGCTAGGCGACAAGAACAACCAGTTCAATCGAATCAGAAGTAACTTCTTTAACCCTGATCGCCAATGGCAGCCGGATATTGCAGTAGTGGATAGTACGGCATTGCGTACGCAAGATAACGGGTTGATTCTGGAAAAGACTATTGATCTGCCGTTCACCAGCGACATTGACCGGGCGAAGATGATCACCACAGTTAATCTGAATCAGAGCCGTCAGCAGATCATGGCGGAGTTCACAGCTACCATTGAGGGGTTGAGAGCTGAGGTAGGGGACGTGGTATATATCAAACATGCCACCCCGGGATGGGATACCCTCAATTCCAATCAGGGCAAGCTGTTTCGGGTGATGCGTATCACTCTGCAGAACAATGACGAGGTTCGGGTTCTTGCGCTGGAGTATGACGCCACCGCCTATGACTTCGGAACCATTGCGGTTAGTGATGCAGCACCTAATACCAACCTGCCTGATGCCACAGCCATTGCGCCTCCCACCTCCCTGACAGCCAGTGAGGAGCTGTATGTAACCTCTACCGGATCGGGAGCAAAGGTACGTGCCAACCTCTCATGGGCAGCACCAACAGATGCCTATATACACTCCTATGATGTGGAATATCAGAATAGTACAAATGGCTGGGAATATGCCACCACTACGAAAGCCACCTCTGCACAGATAAATGATCTGTTTGCAGGTAATTGGCAGTTCAGAGTAAGGGCAGTCAATACGCTAGGGGTTCGCTCAAGTTATACAACTACTGCAATGCTAGTATTTGCCGGGCTAACCACGCCTCCCTCATCCATTACAAGTTTCACCGTGCGGGCAATTGATGGTTCTGCTCATCTGCAATGGGATCAGCCAACCGATGTTGATGTGATCCACGGTGGATATATCAGGATCAGGCATACCCCGATGACGAGTGGTGTGACGTGGGCGCATGGCTCAGATATCGGAGAGGCACTGGCAGGCACGGCAACCAATGTGGTGCTACCGCTTCTCTCTGGAACCTATATGGCGAAAACGGTGGACAGCGCAGGCAACTTCTCCACCAATGAAACACAGGCAGTTACAACCGTTCCGAATATCCTCAACTTCAATGCAGTATCTACCATTACTGAGAGCCCATCTTTTGCAGGTACAAAGGATGATACCACTGTCTCGGGGTCAGTTTTAAGGCTAGACGGTGCGCCTAACTTCATGTTGATGGAGAATAGTGACAATATAGTTACAGAGGATGGGGCGTATCA